CGGCATTGGACTAATACTTTCAAAACTCTTGGTGAGTCTGAAGATGGTAGTGTTGATATTAAAGGGTTAGCAAGTACCAACGCTTTAGATAGAACTGGAGATGTTATAGACCATGATGCATGGGTAAAAAACGGTGGGTTAGACAATTTTAAATCTAATCCTATCATTTTATTTAATCATGATTATAATAAACCTATTGGTCGTGCTACTTCTATGGAAGTAACACATGATGGACTCGAACTTGGAGCAAAAATCTCTAAGTCTGCGGGTGACATCAAGGATCTTATAAAAGATGGTGTTCTTGGAGCCTTTTCTGTCGGTTTCAGAGTCAAGGACGCAGATTACAATTCAGAAACTGATGGATATAAAATAAAAGACGCTGAACTATTCGAAGTGTCAGTCGTTAGCGTTCCCGCTAACCAAACGGCTGTTTTTTCTATTGCCAAGTCCTTTGACAATATGGGAGACTATGAAAAGTTCAAACAACAATTTACTGCAGGTACTGCAGATAAGGCTCAGAAGATAGACACAAACGTGGATATTGATGCGCCACAAGCCGCGGGTAAAACCGTTTCACAGGAGAAACCTATGTCTACAGAGAAGACAGAAGCTCCAGCTGGTGTTGACTTGAAAGCGTTCGCAGAAGAAGTAGCTAAATCAACTGCTACTAAAATTGCAATGCAACAAGCTGAACAGAAAGCTAAAGAGCTGGCAGAAGCCGAAGAAGCAGCTGAGTTAGAAGCTCAAGAAAAAGCTGCTGTAGAAGCTGAGCAAGAAAAGGTCAAGACAATCGTAGAGGTTGGCATGTCAGGAGCTGAACAGCTCATGAATGACGTTGAAAAACGTGTTTCAGAAAAACATGAAGACCTTGAAAAAGTTGTCAATGAGTTAAAAACTGAACTCACTGAGAAAAAAGACGAAATCGAAGCAATTCGTGAGTCAAAAAGAATTTTTGGTGACAGAAAGAACTCTGACTGGCAAAAAGCATTCCAAAGCGACATTGATGACGCTTTCGTAATGGGTCTTGCTACAGGTAAAGGTTGGGATACTAACCTTGCGAAAAATGTGATGGAAAAAGTTAACGCTCATTCAGGTGTTGGCGTATCTAGTGCAGACTTCGAGCAAACAGTATCAACTAATATCGAAAGAGATATTCAATTAGAGTTAGTATTGGCACCTCTATTTAGAGAAATTCCAATGCAATCAGCAACTCAAATCATTCCAATTATGCCAGATGCTGGTTACGCTGAATTTACAGCTAACCAAACAGCAAGTGGATCATCTCCACATGGTAACTTGGAAGAAAGAGGCGACACATATGGTTCACCATATGCTGGTGTTGATTTAACTGAAAGAACTCTTTCAACTAAAAAACTTATTTCACAATCTTACTTAGGTAATGAAACTGAAGAAGACGCAATTCTACCGATTCTTCCTTTAATTAGGGATTCAATCGTTAGATCACATGCAAGAGGTATTGAGAATGCTATCCTAGTGGGTGACCACGGTGATGGTGTATATGGTACATCAGGAGCATCTTTCCAAGGCTTAG